GGCGAGCGCGCGGGGCGGCGGCGCCGCGGGGGGGGGGGGGGGGGGGGCCGCGCTCCCCCCGCGGTCGCCGAGGAGGTCCGAAAGCTCGCCGAGCAGTCGCGTGAGGCAGCCGACCAGATCAAGGAGCGCATCACCAGTGTCCAGCATGACACGGCGCAGGCGGTCAGTGCCATGCAGAGCGGTACCGGTGAGGTACAGGCAGGAGCGGCGGCCATTCACGAGGTCGGCGTCCAGTTCGAGGACATCATGCGCATGGTCGACGAGATCAAAGAGCAGATGGCCGACATCAACACGTCCATGCAGACCGTCGCGAGCGGCACAGAGCTGATTGTCCAGTCCGCAGGCATGGTCAACGAGATCACAGAGAAGACTGCAGACCATATGCAGAACATCTCCTCCTCGTCCGAGTCGCAGTCCGCATCGAGCGAAGAGATTGCCTCCGCCTCCCAGTCGCTGGCCATGCTCGCCACCGACCTGCAGAACACCACGAATAAGTTCAAGTTCTAAGAACATATACAGAACGCCCCCCCGCACGCGCTGCGGGGCGCGTTTTTTAAAAAGGAGCAACAAATGCAAAACAAAATCGATATACCAGGAACAACCATCAGCCTTGAGATTGTAGACAAGATCATCACAGTAACAAATAAGATCAAGTATGATATCCAGATGCAATTTAAGAATCAGGACGCAGATACGTCTCTGGATCCTGAAGGAGACCTCTTCGACTTATGTGGATTTAAGGGTGAGTTAGAATGAAAAATCTAACATTATCACTAGATATTTCAACCTCTGCGACAGGATGGGCCGTGTTTCACGGCTCAGACCTTGTCCAGAGTGGTGTCTTAAAGCACAAAAGCAAGTCATTCTTCGAGCGTGGCCGTTTCATGGCTAGCGAACTGCGAGCGGTCCAATCACGAGCTTTACAAAAATACGATTGCCCTTTTGAGACAATCGTGGTCGAGAAGAACTCGGTCATGGGACCAAACCAGCAGTCCATGATCAGCATCGGAATTGTGACAGGCATCATCCTTGGCCGGCTGATTGCTGATAATGTATTCTTCGTCAATGTTTCTACTTGGCGCAAGTACTGGAAGTTCAGCTACAAGGACCGCAGCAAGAAATCAATGAAGCTGCAAGCAGTAGCTAAGGTTTCTGATGAATTTGACATGCACGTCAAAGACGATGAAGCTGACGCAATCCTGATCGGCTCTTATTTTGTCAATTATGGTCAGGAATTTGAAAATCTGGAAAGCCACAAGGTAAGTTAAGGAGGTGGAAGAATGAATCAACTTATTTGTCCGAACTGTTATTCGACATCTTCAATGCATCATCACACTGATTGGAATCATATTGATAATTCGACTGGCTTACAAAAGCCTGTCAGCATCATGCTATGTCTAGACTGCAAGACGCTATTCATTGATGATCGAACTTGGTAAGATAAATATATATATATGAAAGATAAAATTGAGGAGGTCACAGAATGAAACGATTGATAGCGATCCTGATTGTGTTTTCTGCCGTATTGAACGTCTGGCAGAGCATCAGGATAAAAGAACTGGAGCAGAGGCGGCCTATCATCATCCACAAAGCGGACAACGCTGGTGCAGAGATGCACGGCAGAATCACGGATAAGGAAGTCGTAGACGGTCGCTACACGGTCACAGCAGGGGCTTACGGCAAGTTTCTTGTGACCGAGGAACAGTACGACAGTCTGAGTGTAGGGGATGAAATCCCTGATTATTTGAAAGGAAGTAGACGAGCAGAATGAAAAGAAAAAGCATATCTAAAACCACTAGACAAAAAGTTTTAGATAAATACGGAGGGCGTTGTGCGTATTGTGGTAAAGCTTTGGATTTAAAGACTTTGAGAGTTGATCATTTGCATCCTCATTATTTAGGCGGAGACGATAGCTTCGACAATTATATGCCAGCGTGCTATCAATGTAATTTCTACAAATCTACGCTTTCATTAGAAAAGTTTAGAGAACAATTGAGCGGTTTGCATGAAAGAATCGCGAAACCATTTATAGTAAGACTTGGACAAGATTATGGAATCGTTAAAATCGAGCCATTTGCCGGTAAATTTTATTTTGAGGAGGTGGAAGAATGAGTAGATTTGAAATCTCCCTGTCTAAAGATGACCTTGAATATATCGCTAACGGTTATGAAATCAAAATCAAAATCGACGGTAAAATATTTTTGGGAACAAATGAAATCATTTTGAAGCCTGCTGTGAGAAATGACCTCATGAATCCATTGTTAAATTACAGACATAAGTTAATTGATACTGAGGTACAAAATATTGTTAATAATTTTAGAGGAGGCGCAAGATGATTCCGAAATTTAGAGCGTGGGATAAAGAATTGCAAACAATGAATGGCATGGCAGAAATTTACAGAAACAAAAAGCAAGAAATTGAATTGCATCCTAGAGATGAACATATTATTCTCATGCAGTCAACAGGTCTTTGTGACAAGGAAGGTACAGAGGTTTTTGAAGGCGATATCTTGCATCATCAGATACAGACAGAATATACCTTTATTGTTAAGTATGACAAAGACAATGGGCGCTGGTATGGTGACGGCCTGAGTCGTAGATATCGAATTGACATAACAAAGGATTTTCTTCCATATTACAAAGTTATCGGAAACATCTACGAAAACAAGAATCTTTTGGAGGTTAATCATGGCACTATTTGATGAAGTACAGCAACTTAGCTCAGAAAGTCACGCAAAATGGTTCGAGCGTTATTTTAAGAAATATAACCTAGAACAAAAACTAAAAACCTCTGCTCAAAAAGGTTATACAGGCTATTTAATCGATGTTTGGTCAGTTAGAGACAAATATCTCAGGAATCGATTAGATGATGAAAGAACATTGGAAGCATTAAGAGGATTGTTAGGAGCTGGCTTTACTGTCAAATATAAGCTTTATCTATCTAAAAATTTTTTCACTGGACAAGATTTCGTTTCTAACAAGAAAATCCACATAACATGGTAATAAAAAAGCCAAGGCACTCTCTGCCTCAGCTAAAATCACAATAAGATTATTATATCACAAAGGAGACAGAGAGTGAACAAGGCTAGAGAGTTACTTGATGAACTACAGAATTTGGATGAAGAGATACAGAGTCGAATAGACGAGCTTGCTAATCTTGAAGCTAGTTTGCTTTCTAGCCCTAAAATGAGCATGGATAAGGTTCAAGGTGGTCAGAAGGTTCGATTAGATGAACGTTACATCGATATTTTTAGCATGCAAGATTCCTTGAAAGAGTACATGAAGCAAGCAACTGCTGAAGCTATCCAGCGCAGAATTGAGCTCAGTAAATTGATTGATAAAATGCCTAAGCCTGCAAGTCGAACAATTCTAAGGATGGTGTATATTCAGAAAGCAAATGTGTATGATATGATTGAATTTTTACGATGCAGCAAGACCACTTTTTACAAAAAGAAGAAAGATGCAATCCGTGAATTGGGTGTTGTAGTTGATAAAAGCGAACTAATGTGAACTAATGTGAACTAGGTTGAAGCGCACTGGTCTAACAATCGTGCTATTATAGTATCATCAAGAATTAAGGGTAAGGCATCTATGAAGTGCCTGCCCTTTTGTTTTGTCGAAAGGAGGTAGTCCAGTGAGTGGATAAATTGACCCCAAAACAAGAGCTATTTGTCCAAGGGATAATCTCCGGGCTATCTCAAAGACAAGCGTATAGAAAAGCCTACAAAGCTGAAAAAATGAGCGATGAAGCCGTGGATGTGAAGGCTAGTAGGATTTTTAAAGAGGCTAAGATTAGGCTAAGGTATCGCGAGCTTTTAAAACAGTTCTCTAACATGTCCTTGTGGTCAAGAGAGCAGGCTTTCAATGAGTATGAATGGCTGAAGAACAAGGCCAGAGCCAGCATTGAGCGAGACGGCGTCAGACAAGCAAATTCTAACGCTTTTCTTTCGGCGTTGGATGGCATGAATAGCATGACTTGGAAGGACTTGAAATTGACTGACGATAAAATCAGACAAGAGATTGAACTACTCAAGATTAAGATTGAAAGTAATCAAGGTTCTAAGTCTGACACCAGTCTCATGACTGCCCTTTTGGATGCGGTAAAAGGCGGTGATGAAGTTGAAGATTGAGTTCTCGAGAAAACAAGCTGACATCATTCGCAGGCCTTTTAATTATGAGCTGGAAGTCAACGAGGGCACCCCTCGAAGCGGTAAGACAACCGCTGGTCATTTTCGCTATGCCAGGTACTTGATTGAGTCGCCCGACGAGAATCATCTCATTGCTGCATACAACCAAGAGCAAGCCTACCGTCTTTTCATTGATGGTGACGGCACGGGTCTAATGCACATCTTCGACGGTAATTGCAAAATCAAACATGATGAGCACGGAGACCACCTCTTAATCGATACCCCCAGCGGAACTAAACGTGTTTACTATAAAGGTGGAGGTAAAGCGAATAGTGTAGGTGCTATCACTGGTATGTCTTTAGGCTCAGTAGTTTTTTGTGAAATTAACCTGCTGAACATGGATTTTATCCAGGAAGCATTCAGACGGACGTGGGCTGCTAAACTACGCTATCATCTAGCTGACTTGAACCCTCCAGCTCCTCAGCATCCAGTGATTAAGGATGTATTCGACGTGCAAAATACCCGCTGGACTCATTGGACCATGGATGACAACCCGATTCTCTCAGAGGAACGGAAGCAGTCTATTATTCAAGCTACGAAAAAAAACCCTTATCTCTACAAACGGGATGTACTTGGCCAACGTGTCATGCCTCAGGGCGTTATTTACGGTCTATTTGACCTCGAGAAAAACATCAAAGACAACTTGGTAGGTGAACCTATGGAAATGTATTTCAATGGCGATGGTGGGCAATCTGACGCTACCTCGATGTCTTGTAACATCGTTACTAAACATAGAGAGGGCAATAAGACTTTCTTTAGGCTTAATCGTGTAGCTCACTACTACCATAGTGGCGCTGAAACTGGTCAAGTCAAAGCTATGTCTACCTATGCAGTCGAGCTTCGAGCATTCATTCAGTGGTGCGTAAGCAAGTATCAAATGCGCTATACTGACGTGTGGATTGACCCAGCGTGTAGATCCTTGCGAGAGGAATTGCATAAGCTAGGCATCCGGACAAGAGGAGCCTTGAACAACGCCCATGATGTTAGCAGCAAAGCGAAAGGCATTGAGGTAGGGATTGAGCGTGGTCAGAATATCATTTCGTCAGGCCAGTTCCTGCTTATCAATCATCAGGAAGAGGAATATGATCATTATCACTTTTTAAAAGAAATCGGCCTTTATAGTCGTGACGATAATGGGAAACCGATTGACAAAAACAACCACGCTATGGACGAATTTAGATATAGTGTGAACGTATTTTATAAGCGTTACGCTAATTTTTAGCAATAAGGAGCCGATAAATGGGCATTATACAATTTGTCAAAAATCTATTTAAGAGAGGACAGTATGCAATGACTACAGAAAGTCTCGCAAGTATCACAGACCATCCTAAAATCGCAGTAACAAGCGCAGAGTATCGTCGAATCAATGAGAACCTAAGATACTACCAGAGCAACATTGCAAAGATAACATACACGAATACGGACGGTATCAAGAAGCAAAGAGAAGCGACGCATTTGCCGATTGCTCGGACCGCTGCCAAGAAGATTGCTAGTCTGGTCTTTAACGAGCAGGCAACAATTAAACTGGACGATGAGCAGTCAGACGCATTCATCCAAGAGACCTTAAAGAACGACCGCTTTAACAAGAATTTTGAGCGTTATCTTGAGAGCTGTCTGGCTTTGGGCGGTCTTGCTATGCGGCCTTATGTGGATAATGGGCGAGTGCGAGTGTCGTTTATTCAAGCGCCTGTCTTTCTACCGCTTCAATCTAACACCCAAGACGTTTCAAGCGCTGCTATCGTGACTAAAACGATTAAATCAGCAGGCCAGAAGAACATCTACTACACCTTAATCGAGTTTCACGAATGGGCCAAGGATGGGAAATATATTATTTCAAACGAGCTGTACAGGTCTGAAAGTTCTGAGCAAGTTGGCGGGCGTGTGCCATTAGCTGAAGTTTATGAGGTGTTAGAAGAACAAGTTGAACTTGACGGTCTAACAAGACCGCTTTTTTCTTACCTGAAGCCTCCTGGGATGAATAATAAGGACATTAACAGTCCTTTGGGTTTATCTATCTTCGACAATGCCAAGAGTACGATCGACTTCATCAATACAACTTATGATGAGTTTAAGTGGGAAGTCAAGATGGGCCAGCGCCGAGTGGCTGTTCCTGAGAATCTGACAGAAACTAGAATGGTTTCTGATAATGGAGATATTAACATTGTCAAGCGTTTTGACGCTGAGCAGAATGTTTACTTGCGCTTATCAAATAGCGACATGGACGGTGGGAATATCACAGACCTCACGACAGCAATCAGGGCGGATGATTACATCAAGACTATCAACGAGGGTCTGAGTCTCTTTGAGATGCTTCTGGGTGTGTCTGCCGGAATGTTTACGTTCGACGGCCAGAGCTTGAAGACCGCTACAGAGGTAGTCTCTGAAAACTCGGATACCTATCAGATGAGAAACAGTATTGTCAGCCTTGTCGAGCAATCCTTGAAAGAGTTGATCATTTCAACCTGTGAGCTTGGCAGTCTTTATGGATTGTATAGCGGTCCAATTCCTCAAATGGAGAAGATTGCAATCAATCTCGATGACGGAGTTTTTACTGACAAAAACAATGAGCTCGACTATTGGACCAAGGCGCTTGCTAGTGGCATTGTCAGCAAGGCTCACGCTATCCAGAAAGCTTTCAACATGTCAGAGGCTGAGGCTAAGAAGATGATCCAGGCTATCAATCAGGAAACGATGGACACGGCTAACAGCCAGCGAACACAAGAGGATATTGATATCTATGGGGAGTGATTAGATGCCAAAGAAGAGACCACCAATTCAATTCAATGACGAGCAACTGCTACTTCAAGCGAGCAATGTCGCAGATATCTATCATCAGTTAGCCTTGGACTTGTTTGATAACGTGGTCGAACGTGTGACGGAGCGTGGCACGGTCTATCTTGATAAGCAACCGTACATCTGGCAACTTGAGAAGATGCAACAGATGCACATGCTCAACGAGGAGAACCTGAAGCTTATCTCTGAATACTCTGGAGTCGCTGAAGAGCAATTACGTCACATTGTCGAAAATGAAGGCCTAAAGCTCTACACAGACACGAAGCAACAGCTTTTAGAAGATTTAGGCCATGGATCCGCAGGAAATAGCAATCACATTCAAGAAATTCTTGCTGATTATGCTAGTCAAGCGGTCGGAGACATTCATAATCTAATCAATACTACCTTGCCAAAGGCTGTTATCGGTGCTTATCAAGGCATTGTGGAGCAATCTGTCGCCAGAGTTGTGACTGGCCTCTCTACGGCCGATAAGGCTATCTCTGATACGGTCATGAAGTGGCAAGAGAAAGGGTTTCAAGGCTTCAAGGACAGCGCTGGGCGTAACTGGAAGATAGACAATTACGCACGGATGGTTATCAAGACGACCACCTATCGAACTTTTCGGGAAATGCGAACCAGGCCGGCTGAAGAGTTAGGTATTGATACTTTTTACTACTCTAAGAAAAGCTCTGCTCGTGAGATGTGCGCTCCTTTGCAACATCAGATAGTAACCTACGGACCAGCTCGGACTGAAAATGGCGAGCGTATTCTATCTTTGGAAGACTACGGATATGGTAAGCCCGGCGGCTGCCTCGGTATTCACTGCGGCCACATGCTGACGCCTTTTATCCCAGGAGCAAACTACAAGCCTGATTTAGACGAGGATGTAGAATCCATTACTCCTGAGCAAGCAATCGAAAACGCCAACGCAGAGGCTAAGCAGAGAGCGCTAGAGCGTTCCATCAGAGCAAACAAGGAAAAGCTACACGTCGCTGAGAAATTGGGCGATAAAGAGCTGATGGATAAGTACAAGAGCAATATACGCACTCAAAACTCTGCTTTAAAAGATCACCTAGATCAGCACCCATTCCTGAAACGGGATGAGGCTAGAGAAAGACTCTTCAAGAAAAACGAAAAAGCAGCAAGCGACGGACCTGCTGGTAATAAGTCTTATGTTTCTGTAAAAGATAAATGGTTGTCAAATGCAGATCCTGGCAAAGCCAAGGTCTCGGAAATGAATTCCTGGGAGCATAACGGCCAGAAATATCAAGTTGATGGAAAGCATGTAGTGCTAGATTATTCCCAAAAAGAGAAAGAGGTAGGAGAATGGCTGTCTAAAACGTTTGGAAAACACGTCCAAATGGCGCCGCGAGTTAACTTCCCAGAAAAAATCCCGAGCTCAGACTATTTAGTTGATGGGTTGAAATTTGACCTGAAAGAGATATCGGGTTCAGGAAAAGGGACGTTTGATCAAAATACTAGAAAAGCTAAAACTCAAGCTGAAAATATAGTCTACGATGTTACTGAGTCTGCTCTGAGCGATAAAGAAATAGAACGACAGCTTGAAGAAATATACAAATTCGGTCGTCGTGGGCTTAATATTGCAATCGTTAAAAGAGGACATCGTTTGATTTATGCCACGAAAAAAAGGAACTGACTTAGGCGCCGACCTAAAATAGGCCATTGGGTGCCAAACCAGTTCCTTTATTTATTTAATTATACAACATTTTTACAAGGAACGCAAAAGAAGTGAGGCGATAACCGCTTGACCAGCAGAAAAGACTGCTATAAATTACTGTAAACCACTATAAACCGTATCGGATTCGATGCGGTTTTTTGCTTGACTTTATCCGCAGTCGGTAAAGAACGGAAGATAATACCTAATTTTAGGAGGACAGAAGAATGGCAGAAGACATTCAAACACAAACTGACCAGCCAGTTAATGCTGGAGAAAATACTGAGTCACAAACTCAAGAGCAACCTGTCAAGACATTCACTCAAGAAGAAGTGAACGGACTTGTATCTAAAGAGGCCAAGAAAGCACAAGAGAAAATCTTCAAAAGCCTAGGATTCGAAGATGTCAAAAGTGCTAAAGAAGGACTGCAGCAGCTCAAGGAGTGGAAGGACTCACAAAAGAGCGAGGCTGAGAAACAGTCAGAAGCGCTTGCTACTAAAGAAAAAGAACTGGAGCAGGTTTTGTCAGATAAGAAAAATCTGGAAGCGAAGCTGTCAGCTCTGACTCTGGGAGTAAATGCTGAATCTGTGGACGATGTCATCACTCTGTCTGCGCGCTTGGTATCCGACGAGGTATCTATCGAGGATGCTATTGGCCAAGTATTGCAGAAATATCCTCAGTTTGGTCGCACAGAGCAACCCGAGGAGAAGAAACCAACGTTTTCAGCTGGGGGAAATCCAACGGCTGGAACGAACTCAGAAGATGCCTTTTTGAAGGCTCTAGGACTAACAAATTGATAGGAGAATAATCAATGACACTTAACTACATCACTAAACACGAGGGCACGTTTGAAAAGAAATTGATGCAAGGTGCCCTCACAAGCATTTTGGAAACACCACAGGTAAACTGGTTGGGTGCTAAGTCGTTCGAATTGCCGACAATCTCTGTAACAGGCTACAAAGCGCACACTCGATCTAAAGGTTACAACGCTGGTACAGTTTCAAACGACAAAAAAGTCTACACTCTCGGTTTCGACCGTGATGTCGAGTTCTTCGTGGACAAAGCAGACGTAGACGAAACGAACCAAGAACTTTCAGCTGCTAACGTATCTAACACATTCATCACTGAACACGCAACTCCTGAAGTTGACGCTTACCGCTTCTCTAAGCTGGCTACGACAGCAATCACAGCAACCAAATTTAAGTCTGAAGACGATTTATCAGAAGTGAACATCTACTCTAAATTGAAAGCTGCCCTTTTGCCGGTTCGTAAATACGGCGCCCAAAATATCGTTATGTACGTTTCTAGTGAAGTGATGGACTTCTTAGAGCGCTCTAAAGAATTCACACGTTCAATCGCTACTACATCACCTCAAGGCATTGACACCCGTGTCACTTCGCTTGATGGAGTTCAACTCATCGAAGTTTGGGACGATGCGCGCTTCAAAACTAAGTTTGACTTTACGACAGGCTTTGTCAAAGCTTCAGATGGTAAAGATATCAACTTCCTGATCGTTGCTAAGCCAGCAGTTATCGCGAAGGCTAAATTCAACTCAATCTATCTTTTTGCTCCTGGCCAACACACTGAAGGTGATGGCTATCTGTACCAAAACCGTCTTTACCACGACCTTTTTGTCCTGGAAACTAAAAAAGATGGTGTCTACGTTTCTCATAAATCAGCTTAACAGGGGGTAAAACATGAAAAAGTACGAGAAAGACAATCAGGTCTACACTGTCCAAGAAGGTAGTGAACTTGAAATTCAATTGATTGCTGATGGGTTTAAAGAGAAGAAAGAAGAAAAAGATTCTGTCTCTGACCCTTACAGTAAAATGACTGTGGATGAATTAAAAGCTCTTCTTGAAGAGCGCTCTATTCCACTTCCAGAAGGAAAAGCTACTAAAAAGGATCTTGCGGCCCTTTTAGAAAAAGGCAATGAGGAGGAATAAACTAAATGGCACAATTTAAAGCTAAGGCAAATTTCTACCTAGTCCAATCTGATCGTCATTTTGACGAAGGAAAAGTCTATGACTTGCAAGTAAGCGAAGCGGACAAAATCAATAAAATGTATAAGGCTGCGTTCGACGAAGAAGGCCTGGAGCGCATCGAAGAAGAAGCTAAGAATGCGAAGGCGGCCGATACCGCCTCATGAGGAGGTGAGTAGATGACCTACTTAACAAAAGATGAGTTTGAAGAGTTGGGTTTTGATGTGGATGGCGATTTTGACAAATTGCTGAAGCGTGCAGAACTCGCTATCAATGCGTATATTCGGGATTTTTACTCTCGCAATAGCTTTGAAAGCGATCATGATGCTAGGAAAAAGGCCGTCAAACTCGCTACCGCTTTTCAGATTGCTTATTTGGATAGCTCAGGAATCATGACCGCTGAGGACAAGCAAGCAATGGCCAGCATGACCGTTGGGCGGACCTCTGTCAGCTATCGCGGTGGCAATCAAAACAGCGCCCAGATGCTTTCGTTGGCCGAAAGATACAATCTGTCTAGAGATGCTGAAAACTGGCTAAGATTGGCTGGATTTGGCTTTGCGAGGGTTGATTATGATAGATAAACGAATGCTACCGGATTCCGTAACGATCCAAAAAAAATTGAGCAAGGACGACTGGGGAAAAGAGACTTATTCAGAGCCTCTTTTGCTCTCTCCGTGCAAATTCGATAGGACATTTTCTCAGACCGGATCAGGCAATCATCAGAGTGAAAATAAGCCATCGACGGTGATTGTATATCATAAATACTGTCCTGTAGAGCTCGACAAGAGCTTTATAGGCGGTGTTGTCGACGATAAAGGCACACTCTACATTGTCCGCAGTATCATCCCTCAATATCATCCGTTTACTAAGAAGCTTATGGCTTACGAAATCGAGGTGATTTGATGGGTGGTGTTTCGATTAAGATTGACTTAAAAGGCATCGAGAAGAAAGTTTCTCCGGAGAATTTCGCAAAAGGAAAGCTGGCTATAGCCAATCAAGCAATGTTGGACATGGAGCAGTTCGTCCCGAAAAGAAAGGGGGAATTGAGGTCTAGTGGACACGTTCGACAAGATTCGATTATCTATGCAACACCTTACGCTAGAATTGTTTACTACGGCCGGAAACGGAAAGGCTTCTTTTCAGATAAGCAGAGAAAGTTCTTCTTTGCGAACAAAGAAAGGTTACTGAGCCAAAAGCCGACGCTTGGAACGGGTCCTAGATGGGATAAAAAAGCCTCAGCTCTATATGCGAAAAATTGGGCAGAGGTAGGAGCGAAAGCCATGGGAGTGAAATAATGCAGAATAATGACTTTTCAGAGGTCTTGCTTGAGCATATCAAAAGTGTTCAAACCAAAATCCCTTCAAAGCATGGCTATTTAGACGAGAAAGAGGGATTGGTTGTCTATCCTCTCCCTGGCGGAGATGTGGTGGACGAGGACATGGCAGGGACGCAGATTGTGGATCTACCATTTGAAATTGCTATCAAGTCAAAAGACCAGAAACTGATTGATACTACACTATGGCAGATTAACACTGCCTTATCAAAAATTGGCTTGGAATTGCCAAGTAAAAATAATTCATATAACTTTTTAGACCTTAAAGTCAAGAAACCGTACTTAAACGAGTTGGACGAACAAGGCTTTTACATTTACTTGCTGGATGTTACTGCCAGCCTTGAAATAGAAAGGGAAGAATAATAGATGGTAAAGAACAAAAACGTAAAACGTAAACATTACATCGGACCATACAAGGAAGCGACTCCTGATACTCCGCCAACTGCTCAAGAGTATCTCTGGATTGCAAAAGGAATTAAAGAATCGTCTCCTGACAACGACGAAAAAACAGACGACTTTTCAGACTTTGCAGGAGACGGGACTGTCGAAGAATTGGTAGTATCAAAAAAACGTGGACGCTCTTTTGAAGGTCTGCGTGATACAGACGACAAAGCCCAGAATTTTATCGCGGATAAACAGGACGCGGTGGGCGATGATCTGCTGGTTTGGTACAAAGAAGTTGATTCTACAGGAAAGACCCAATACGAAGGACCAGCCCGTCTTTCTGAAATCGAAATCGGAGACGGTGAAGCTTCAGAAAATGAAAGCATCAAGTTTAAGATCGTATGGCGCCGCACTCCTAAAAAGTCGGCTGTCGTACCAGGATAAGGCTAGGGCGTGAAATATCACGCCTTTTTCTTTTTGAAAGGAGAATTTTTATGGTTGTTATTAAGAAAATCAGCAATATCATCCCGATTGACTTTGGGGAATTTCAGCTTGAATACAATGCAAATGACAAGGGAGTGAAGAATTTCGATCAGTATTATGAGCGCCTACAAAGTCAGTGGAACGAGCTGCAGGGTCTGTCAGACGAAGAAATCGCGGCAAAGGGCCGCGCCGTTGTAGCGGAAGGATGGGAGGAATTGTTTGGTCCGGATGCTTTTGACAAAGTCTACCAGTTCGCTGAAGAAGACACAACGATCGCTTTTCATTATCTGATCCAGACTATCCTAGGTATCCGCAAGGAATACCTGGAGCGCAATTCAGAAGATACCCTCAAGAAGTATCTATCATGATGCCATGTTGGATATTTCAAGGAAGCTGGTAGATGAGCTTGTTTTAGAAATCGAAGGTGAAGAGCAGATTTTCCCGCTGCTCTTGTCGTTTGATAGAGTCTTAAAACTTTTTGAGATGTGGGGAGATGAGGAAATTCCCGAGATCGTGCGCCCGCTACTCGCTTTGAAGATTCTGACTGGTGTCTCTTTTGAGAATTTAACGGTAGATGAAGCAATGGAAATTGTGAGGGCAATCTTCGAAGAGCATATTCAGACCAGAAAAGTTGATGATGAGGTCGAGTATGACTTGGCCGGGAATGTTATCAAGACTACATCGTCAGAGGAGCCACATAAACGACTTTACAATCTTAAGTATGACGGCGATTATGTCTTCGCTTCGTTTATGCAGGCTTATAGGATTGACCTCATCGAGGAAATCGGGCGGCTACACTGGAAGAAATTTAACTCTCTTCTTGTTGGGCTTCCTGAAGGCACAAAGTTTGTTGAAGTGTTAAAAATCCGGTCTTATGAGCCACAAAAAGGCGATAGTCAGGAATACATCGAGAAAATGCGTGAATTACAAAGAGAATTTCGTTTGCCTGATGAAGACGTCGACGATGAAACCGAAGAAGATAGTTGGGACTAGAAAGGAGGTATAGATGGCAGATGGTAAGGTTGTCATTCAGGTTGAAATGGATGGTAACAAGGCTCAATCAGGAGTCTCTAAATTAAAAAGTTTGCTCGGAGGATTGAGCGAAAGCGGCGCTAAGCTCGGATCAGTGTTTAAGTCTGTTTTAGGTGCTAACCTGGTTAGCTCAGCTATCACATCCGGTATAGGTATGGTTGGCTCTGGTATTCGGGAAATGGTCGGAGAGCTGAACAGTTCGCAAAAAGCCTGGAAGACCTTTGAAGGGAATTTACAAGCCTTCGGTCGTTCTTCAGACGAAATAAGAAAAGCGAAGACTGAGATGCAGGACTTTGCAACCAAAACGATTTACTCAGCTTCGGACATGGCAAGCACCTACTCTCAATTGGACGCGGTCGGTACTAAGAACGTCGGAAGCCTCGTTAAAGCCTTTGGTGGTCTAGCTGCCTCAGCAGAAAACCCAGCCCAAGCCATGAAATCACTGTCTACCCAAGCAACCCAGATGGCAAGTAAGCCTAAAGTGGCCTGGATGGACTTTAAGATTATGATGGAGCAAGCTCCTGCTGGTATGGCAGCAGTTGCTAAAGAGATGGGGATGTCTACCGCTGAGCTGGTGTCAGCTGTTCAAGACGGCAAAATCAAGACAGAGGACTTCTTCGACGCTATGAACCGCGCAGGGAACTCCGACGCTTTCCAAAAGATGGCCACGGAGTTCAAAACGGTTGACCAGGCTATAGACGGGGCAAAAGAAAGCCTCTCTAATAAGCTCATGCCAGCGTTTGAAAAACTTAATGCATTTGGGATTAAGGCGGTCAATGCCCTGTCTAACGCTCTAGAGAAAATAAATTTCAGCAAGCTGGCTGATGGTCTAGGAAAATTCCTTGAGAGTATTGATGTAGAGAAGATTGTAGCAAAAGTTAGCAGCACTATCTCAAACCTAGCAGGAAAAGTTAAGGCCTTTTGGACTGCCTTTTCTAACACTGGGGCGGTATCTGCCTTTATCAGTGCTATCCAGAGTATTGCAGGAGCTATTGGTCATATCTGGAATAGTCTAACCGCCTCAAACGAGCTAAACACTCTTGCTAGTGTCCTTGGGAATGTGGTAAAGTGGCTTTCTCAGGCTGCAACTGTAGCAGCTAACTTTATTAGTTCGCTGCCGGCTGGAGCAATTCAGGCGATAGTGGGCGGTTTGGTTGGTTTAGTTGCCGGCTTCAAAACCTTTAACTTTTTAAAATCCTTCAACCCGTTCAACATCTTCAAAAGGAATGCAACAGAAGCTGCAAGCGGAGCAGCTGAAGCTATTACGCAGGAACGGTCTAAAATCGCTCAAATTTTGGGTAGCTTAAGCTCTGTTATCGGTTCTATTGGAGGAGCGGTCAAATCTGCTGCAATCGGTATAGGGATTGGCATTAAAGCGGCATTAAGCGGGCTATCGCAAGTCATCTTAGCCTTTGGCGCAGCCTTGCAGACCGCAGGCGTGGCCAATATCCTAGCCTTCGGCGGAGCGGTAGCTACAGCCGCAGTCGGGATTGGAGCTGGTGTAGCCATCATAGCCGCAGGGTTCGCTCTGCTGGCTACACAAGGCCAAGGGGTAGCTACTATCATTAACGCAGTAGGGCAGGCATTTGCCACGGTAGCAACCGCAATTATTGGAGCTTTTGCCCAAGCTATTGTCACAGTAGCTGGCGTGCTACCGATTGTGACGTCTGCATTGGCTAATCTAGCCCCTCTAATCGTAGCTTTTGGCCAAGCATTCGGTGCAGCCGCTCCGTTTGTCTCGGCTTTGGGAGAAGCGATAACCTCCATCGCCTCCGTTTTACCGCCTGTAATCAGCGCTTTTAGCCAAGGTGTTGCAGCCATCGTCGAGGCCGTGACCCCGATTGTCGAAATTATAGGCAATGTGTTTACGAAGGTAGCGCAAATTGTCGCAGATGCGATTGTTCAGATAGTACAGTCCTTGACTCCATTTATGCCAGCGGTCGTACAGATAGCTCAGGCTTTAGCTCCTGTGCTGCAATCAATAGCCGAGGCATTTACTACATTAGTCGCTCAGATAAGCCCGATAATAGACAGCATAGCGAATCTATTCCGTACGCTAGGCAATGTCATCAAGAGCGTGCTTGACGGAGCGAAAGGCGTGATAGAGGGTTTTGGAAATGCTGTCAGGACCATTTTAGACGGCGTATCCGGGATCTTTGATTCAATCGGCAGAGCTGCTTTAAGTGCTGGTCAAGGCTTTAAGTTGCTTGCTCAAGGCGTAGTTATGATTACTAACACCAATCTTGGTGATATGGCCGCTTCTCTTGGAGCGGTTGCGCTTGGTGTTGGAAATATTGCAAGTAAATCAGCAGGATTGGCCCAAGCCGGTAATGCCATGAAAACACTTGGCATTGGCATGACAACAGTATCAAGTCAGGCTAATGCAGCAGTTTCAGGGTTAACGAATTTTGCAGCTAGAATTACATCTTTGCAGACTGCTGTCACAGCATTACCTTCAATTCTTGCATCAGCCGCATCGAGCTTTGCTAGTTTCGTAGGTCAGGTCGTTTCTGGTATCGCTGGTCTATCAGCTATCAATGCTCCTATTGCCGCATTGAGAACTCAAGTAACGACGATCACACCTGCTTTATTGCAGGCTGCCATGGGCTTTACTGTATTTGGTGCTCAGGTTATAGCAATCAACTCAAGCCTTACGATACTCTCTGCTACCTTTGTGCAAGTTGGAACAAGCGCTGCAAGCGCCTCTGGCCAGATTACAGCTATTTCAGCAAGTACGGCATCAGCGATTGCAGCCTTTGCATCAATGTCTGCACAAGTTCAATCTTCTATGCAGATGATGCTTTCAGTGGTCCGCTCTACGGGTAGTCAGATGATTTCACAAGGTCGCCAGACCGGGCAGCAGACCTCGCAGAATATCGCCCAAGGAATTCGAGGAGGAGGGGGGCAAGTAAGGAGTGCTATGAGCTCTCTAGTAAATGCCGCTCGTTCCGTTGGTATGTCTGGAGCCGCGACTATGCGTTATGTCGGAGCTATGATTGGCCAAGGGCTAGCTCAGGGTATGTACTCAGCTTTAGGAGCTGTGACAGCTGCAGCGAATGCCTTAGTGGCACAAGCTGAACGTGCAGCGCAGGCTAAAGCTCGTATCCACTCGCCGTCACGGTTGTTTAGGGATAATGTAGGTCGTTACATTTCCCAAGGTATGGCTGTTGGTATTTTGGCAGATGCGCATAAAGTAGATGCTGCAATGGGTGATGTTTACGATCAAATCAGAGCCTTTAAATATGCTCCGGAAGACATCATTGGCGTTGGTCAATCGCAGCTGTCTAGAACGGTGCAGGTCAAATCAGACCTAGAACGGTCAATAAAAGCCAGCGTTAAGGTTGTACAAGAGAAATCTAACAATCTTGTAGAACGCGCACTTGAAGTTGCTGAACGAGCCGTGAGACGACCTGTGAACATGGTATTGGACGACGGAGCTCTGGTTGCTAAAATCGGTCAACCAATGACCGATTATCAAAATGATAAGTTATTACTAGATAACATGATGAGAGGAATAACATAATGGATACAATCATCTATAACAATCATGACCTCTCTGAGGTTATCCGGATAATTGAAGTTATCCGACCAGTCGGAAATGAGAGGAGCGTCACGACAAATGATGCTCCTTTTTTAGGTGTCAATGTACAAGATTTGAAGATAGGGCCTAAAAAAATCAAAGTAAAATTTGCGATCCATAAAAAGACGGCTAGAGATGCCGAAAGCGCAAAACATGCTCTGGCAAGCATCCTAAATACAAAAAGTCCAGTACGGATCACAATATCTGATGAGCCTGATAAATATTATCTTGGCATGGCTATCGGAGCTGTGGATATGGACAATGTTGCCCGCTGGTTTCAAAAGGGGGAGTTTGATATTTTGATCCCTGACGGCGTGGCCCACGCTATCACTTACAAGCGATTTGACAACCCTAAGCAAGAGGGGAACAAGCTGGTATTTGACTTGGTAAACAACGGCAACGTTGATGCCTTTCCTGTAGTCACTGTCAGAAATAATGCTGAAAATGGGTATATCGGCTTGGTCAATCCTAGCGGCGCTATGGAGCTCGGCAATCGAGAAGAAACCGACTTAGAAACCTATAAACAATCAGAAATCCTTTTTGATTACGTCACAAACAACGGAATCATTAAAGGATTTGCTGCAGCAAGGAAAGAATCTGGAGCGCTCAGAATTGAAAACAATTGGGGGCGACCACACTTAGCTTTAGTACCAGGCAACAACTCTGGAACGATCTCTTGGGACATTCCAGTTGATAGTTCTGGCCAAAGAGGTGCTTTGAATGATTACCTCTGGTGGCGACAGATTTGCTGGCTCGGAGCGGGTAATCAGATGGGGTTTATGAAAATAAACTTTGTGGATGATGCTGGAAGATTTATTTATGGAGTAGAAATCTACAAGCGCTGGTTCGGCTTGGAATGTGAATATAATTTCTTAGTTCGTGGAGATGGTGCTCCTCGATTGGTGAAGAAATGGAATTTTACAGGCACACACCACGACCATCACAACCCCTTTAACGCAGAGAGGGGCTGGTCTGACATCCAGCGGCGTGATGACATGGTGCAGGTTTTTTGGTGGGGTACTTACCCACAGTTCCATGTTCCGGAAATCAAAGGCATAAAAACAGCCAAAATCCAAGTGATTATCGGCTCTATCAGCAACAATCCAATGATAAGTCATCTTTATTTAGATAGTCTTGTATATCGCAAAGACTTTGTCACAGGGATTCGTGATGTCCCAAATCGGTATCGACCAGGATCGACGGTCGTGATAGATTGCGAAAATGACGGTATTACAGTGGACGGATTGAACAAGTTCAGTGACCGCGTCCATGGCTCAAGTTGGCTTAAAGTTCCGCCCGGCAACAGTAAGCTAGAGGTTTACTGTTCGAGCTGGGCAAAGGCTAAGCCGACAGTGGCGGTCAATTTTGAGGAAAGGTGGTTATAAATGTTATTAACAATTCACGATGCTCATTTGCATCCTGTTGCTTCAATCGACAACGACAAGCAGACCACTTTGAATTATTTTAACGATACCTGGACTCGTTTTTTCGAGACCGGTGCTGCTACCTTTGACCTCACGGTTGCAAAAAAGGCCTTGAGCACAGATACGCATTCGAAGCGAGCTTATAATCTTTTGAGCGAAAAGAATTTTATCTCCTTTGAATATGAAGGAGAAACCCAGCTTTTCACCGTCCGAAAAACAGTTGAAAATGAAAAAGTGATCAAAGTCAACTGTGTTAACCTCAATCTTGAGTTGATCAATGAATACGCAAATCCATATAAAGCGCCTAAAGCGATGTCTTTTAAAGAGTATTGCGAAGCTATGGATTTGCTCAATTTTACCATGCTGCAGATTGGGATAAACGAAGTTTCTGACAAGAAAATCACTGCCGAATGGGAAGGTCAGGATACTAAATTAGCCCGTTTGCTTTCTTTGGCCAATAAGTTCGGGGCTGAAATTGAGTTTAAAACAAGACTTAATGATGATAGCTCTATCAAAGCGTTTGTGGTCAATGTCTACCACGAAAACGACGCTACGCACCAAGGGGTTGGTAAGGTCCAGCCTAAAATTTTGCGCCATGGACGAGATTTCCGCTCTCTAACTCGCACGGTTGATACAACGGGAATTTACAACGCCACCCGTCCAACTGGTAAGACAGAAGAAGGCGAAGTCGTAACGATTGCAGGAATGCAAGCGCTGGAAATTAAAAACGAAAAAGGAGAGATTGAGTTCTTTCAAAGAGGGGATATGCTCTACGCTCCGCTATCGATGAGCATGTTTCCAGCAGCATTTACTAGCGGGACAATGGCCGACCAATGGATCCGAAAGGATTTTACGGTCGAATCCGCAAGTAAAGAGGTTATCCGCTCTAGCGCTCTTAGAGAGTTGAAAAAGAATTGCTATCCAGCGGTAACTTACGAGGTAGACGGATATTTGCCTTATGGGCCCGGAGATACTGTTGAGGTTGAGGATGATGGCTTTTATCCAGCGCTATTGCTCCAGATGCGAGTCTTTGAACAATCAATAAGTTTTACAGGTACTGGCGAGAACAAGACGGTATTTGCCAATTTTAAAGCGATTGAAAACAAAGTCTCAAGCAGTCTTCAGCAACGTTTAGAAAACATGCTGGAAGAAGCGAAACCATATTTAATCAATCTTGCTACTGATAACGGGCACATCTTTAAGAACAACCAAGGAGAATCAACGGTCTTTCCAACGCTTAAAAAGGGCAATAAGACCGTGGAATGTGTCTGGAAATGGCTGATTGACAACGAGGATTTTGGACAAGCTCCTAGTCACAAGGTCACAGCAGCAGGGATGAGAGAATCGCTCACCTTGACGGCTATAGCCTTGGTGAAAGGTCAGGAAGTAGCTAGAGAGCAGCTGACCTTTACTAATGTCAATGATGGGCAAAATGGAGCCAAGGGAGATCCAGGACCACAAGGGCCAAAAGGGTCTACTGGAGCAACTGGAGCTAAAGGCGACAAAGGAGAGACTGGAGATAGAGGACCTCAAGGCGAACGTGGCCCGCAGGGAGCTGTAGGACCACAAGGGCCGAAGGGTGAGCGAGGAGACCCAGCTGACACCGCAGAGTTAAAAAAAGCTGTAACAGCGGCTCAAACCCAATTGACAGATGTCCAAAACAATCTTGCAGGAGTTAGGGCGAACCTGACGCAGGCTCAAAATCAGCTATCTGGCAACATCAGCCAAATCCGGTCTGATGTCAGTGCTATACGCACCAAACAGAGCCAAGCCGAATCCGAAATCAGCAAGCAAGTCGCAGCGCTCAATGCGACTAAAACAGAGCTGGCGGGCGTGAAGTCCGCTCAAGCTAATTACGAGCAAACTACTACCCGCAGGCTGGCAGAGCTGGCCAACGTGGCAGATGGTAAAGCCAGCAAGTCAGAGTTGGTGCAGACAGCTCAGGAGCTGGCTAGTCGGATTGCGAATGTGCAGATTGGCGGTCGGAATTTGATGTGTGTGTTTAACACAACGCCTGTCAAAGCAAGTTTTGGAGCTGAAACATACAGATTTGAAGCAAAGACTACCAAGAACACGGCTAGACCAACTCTACAGCTCCAATTCCGCTGGACGGATGGAACGTACAGTGCAGTAGCATGGGTAGGTCAAGAGGGAATTTTTAAAAAATCGTTTAAGATAGTTAAAGATTACACAGAACTTAGAATAAAATTTAATTGCAATAAAGAGGATGCAGTCTTGCTCTTTAAAGGCAATAAATTCATCGAGCTGAATACAGACTATCTTTTTACAGGCAATCTGCTTAATCTATCGCCTAATGAAAGCGTGGCGGAGCACCTCAAAATCGAAAAAGGCACAATCCCGACAGATTGGAGCCCCGCACCTGAAGATGTCGAAAACCAAATCTCAGCGGTCGAATCGAACTTTAAGCAACGAGCTGACTCACTGGAAGCTAGTGTGTCTAGCATGCGGGAGGGACTCAGTACCAAGGCTGACAGTAGCGCCTTGACTGCACTATCGGATAGCATCAAGCAATCAGTCAAGTCGCTCGAAACCGACACGCAGAATAAGCTGGACTCAAAATTGAGCACGGCCGAATTTGAGGTGAGAGCAAGTGGAATCCGTCAGGAAATCCTCAATGCAACCAAGGACAAAGCCGATAAGTCCTTGGTCACGGCTGAAGCTGGGAAGCTGAGGGAGGAGCTGGCTAGTCAGGTCGGCAGTGGTCGGAATCTTTGGATTAACTCAAAGATTGCCGGCAACCCTGTAGTTGAAGCTCTGCCAGCTGGGCATATCACGGGTCAGAAGCAATGTTACAAGCTGACAAATAACCAAGAATTATTGTTTAACATAGAGCCTGATTTTAGCTCTCGTCTCTTTCGCAAGGTCACATTTAGCGCATGGATAAAATACGAAAATGTGGTCAGAGGTGCGAACAACTGGAACATGTTTAATTGCTTTAGACATTATATGTTTTTAAAAAATAGCAAAACAGGTACGGTTAGTGACGTTAGTTTTCTCACACTCGCTGGATACGACGGCACGTCTGACTGGAAGCGTATCGTATTTACTTACGATTACAGCACAAACAAAGGCTATGACCAGTTGAAAACGCTCCTTAAATTTAACCTTGGGAGTGTAAGAAGCGGAACGGCTTGGATAACGGGCGTACAGGTCGAATTTGGGAGCGTAGCGAATGAGTATGTTCCTGCCCTCGAAGACACCGAAGGCCTCATCACAGAGGCTAAGGCAACCTTTGAGCGGACAGCTCAGGGCTTGCGAACCGACCTGACGGCTGTCCAAGCCTATGTCAGTACTGACGGGACAAGGACGGAAGCTCTGCGGACATATAGTCGCGAAGAGACCACCCGTCAACTGACCGCAGAGCGCAAGGCCATCGAGGTCGGCTATGTGGGCAAAGCTCAGCACACAGAGGACGTGCGGAGTATAAGCAGGCGGTTTGAGGAGCTGAAGACCAGCTCTGAGACTAAGCTAGCTGAATACAAGCAGGGAATTGACGGCCAACTGGCCAACGTGCAAGCTGCCCTTAATACGGCCAGCAGCTCGCTGACGAGCTTTAATACGTGGAAGCAGTCAGCGCAGGAAACCTTAAACAAGGTCGGCAGAGTCGAGACTGGTCTTAACGAGACCAAGACAAGTCTGACAGAGTTTAAGCGCACGGCTGAGGGTCAGCTGACCACGATTACTCAGCAAGTTTCTGGAAAGGTCTCTCAAACAGAGCTAACTCAGCGAGCTAATCAAATCACGCAAGCTGTGCAAGAGCTTAGTAACTCAGTCCTCAGGAAAAGCCAAGTCAAAATCAACGAGGGGGGCATCATCTCTAGCGTTGAGAAGACCGTCAACGGCCAGACCTTGGCTAGTATGATTGCTCAAAGCCCGGAAAATGTTGAGATTATCGCTCGTTTGCTGAAAGTAAAGGGTGACATGATTGTTGACGGCTCTGTCACAGTTGACAAGCTAAACATTGAGGGTGAGCTGTCTGCCCTAAGCGGTAAGCTTGGTAGAGTGACCTCTGGAGAAATCATCAACGAGTACGAAACGCCTTATACTAGAGGTGAAATCAGAATTGCTGATAATATCCAGATTACGAACCACAACAAGTCAGGACCTCGCTCGAATTTGGGCAAGGAAGAAATCAAGATGTTGCCAAACGGCATTTTGATGAACGCTTACGACACCAATGAGAAGCCGGTCCATACGATGCGAGTGTCGCCTGACGTCATCTCGTATCAACGCCTTAACTACTCGCTGAAAGGCGGAGGGACAGGGTCGTGGGATTTGGCGTATTTGAATGGCTATTCGGCACTCAATATCGATACAGTCAACCAGAAAATTAGGTTACAGGCTGAGTCTAGTTTGATGTGGGGTGTTAATGCTACGTTTTTGCGAATTGGGAATCTGGTGACAGTGTCTGTGACGCGGATTATCTGCAATATCGACGAAATCATAGAAAATGGTAAAGCAAGAGAGCGAATCCCAAGCGGATTTAGACCTATTTCACAAACTCATTTGACCCTGACCGGAAATATTAACACGACTATTGACGCTACTTGCATTGTGCATTTGGAAACCGACGGAAGTATTCGTTTTACCAACAATAAAAAAGGCAATCGTGTCTGGACGGGGACTGTCAGCTATACGACTGTTGACGAGTTTCCACTGGCCGGAGACGTGCCAAAAGGCAAAATCATATAGAGGGGTATTTATGGATAGTAAATTTTACAATCTTATGCTAGCTGGATACAAGGAACGGCTAGACAACTCGACTTTGGGAGAAATTGAACTAAAGGCTCGATTGATCCTGGAGCAAGAAAAAAACGATGAACTTCAAGCACGAGTAACAGAGCTGGAAGCTCTGCTTGAAGAACAAACGAAACCAGCTAAAGAAGGAGAATAACTATGACATTGGAAATCGTAAAAACTACAAAACTCGTTGGAAGCCTAAAGGTCGGTGACACAGTCGTTAAGACAATGACTGCGGATATCGATGATAAGGGAGTGACCACGTTTACCGAATGGATCAACGACAGCGAAGCGTATGCTGCAAATCGTCGTGAGGTTCGCACGCAGGAAAAAGCGTTTCAGGATGCTGTCTACGCCGCTGAGGATGCGATTATCGCAGAGCTAGAAGCTGGGTCTAAAGAAAAGAAAGGGTGATGAATGCAGGCTAACGTTTTGGAATGGTCACACAGCTTGCGTACCTTAATTGATACGCAGGATGAACTGATTGTGTTTACTTTAGCACTCATCATGGGTGCTATGGCTATTGACTTCCTTACAGGAACTTTGGCCGCTAAGCTCAATCCCAACATTGAATTTCGCAGCAAAGAAGGAATCAACGGAATTATTCGCAAGATTGCTAGTATCGCTTTGCTAGCCTTCTGCATTCCGCTGTCTATCTTGCTGCCTGAAGGAATTGGTCTGGGAGCTCTACAGATACTTTATTTCGGGTATCTGTTTTTTGAGCTAAAATCTATTCTGGAAAATTTCGACAAGCTCGGTATTAACACAACATTTTTTCGAGAGTTTATCGAAAAAATCTCAAGTTCGGATAAAAATGATAAAAAATAGAATAAAAGAGCAGGCGCTGAAGCTTGCTCTATTTGCTTTTGCTGCTGGCTACTTTTGGCTTGCAGCGTTTGAATTAAAAAAGGAGAAGTAATATGCGTAAATATAAATTATTTCAGGACGAAGTCCTTGGGTACGGCTTCGATATTGACGGTTGGTTTAGCTGGCAATGTTGGGACGGATACGCTAAATACTGCGTTTGGTTAGGTGTACCATTTGCTAACTGCACAGTCTCTGGCTTTGTTAAAGACATTTGGGAGCAACGCTATACTAACGGTATGCTGGACTATTTCGACGAAGTGGAAAACATGGAAGAAGGTGATGTAGCTGTGTTTATGGAGACAGAGCTCACACCTGTTTCCCATATCGCTATTTTCGCTGGGGATATCGATGGCACTCAAGGTTGGTTCCTTGGTCAGAACCAAGGTGGAGCTTCGGGACCTGACGGTATCGGGGGTGTGTTTAACCTCGTTGCTTTTCCATATTCTATCTTGTATCCAACAGCATTTCGTCCTAAAGGCGAGTCTTTACCTAAAGCTGAGCTAAAAGAAACGATTACAGAAGTCATGGAAAATCATGAGGCTCCTTTCTTCCCAGAAGATGCTACTTTTACAGTCGGCGACTCTCCAATCAATGTCCGTCGAGCGCCGAGCTTGGACGGTGAAATCGTGGCAGTTTATCAGCCGGGCGAAAAAATCCATTACGACTCTAAAGGGTCAAATGAAGGCTACCGCTGGATTTCCTACGTAGGAGAGTCTGGCAATCGTAATTACTTAGCGATTGGCCAGACGGACGAAGCTGGCAACCGTATTGACCTATGGGGTCAATTGTCGTAAATAAAAAACGCAGCGGAAACTGCGGAAAATAAATATTTTTTCTTAAATTTAATCTACCCCGGCCTAAAGGCTGGGGCTTTTTTTGTTATAATGGAAAAATTTGAAATTTTCCGTAGTGATAGACTTGGCAGGCCGCCACCGCTGTCGGGGTGTTTTTTCCCCCCATCCTCCCCCCACACATTTTATAGTTCAT